CAGCGCGTCCAGGTAGAAGCCGCCCGGACGGCGACCCGTGTGCGCGTCGACGGCGCGGGCTGCGGCTGTGAGTGCCTGAGACAGCAGCTCATCCCGGTCCGCAGCGGTCAGATTGAACTGCTTCTTGAACAGCGTCAGTGACACGTACGTGCCGGTCGCAGGATCCCCGACGTCGACGCGGCCGTGCGCGACCTCCGCGACCGTGCCGGATGCGGTCCAGGTCCATCGCCACTGGCCGGCCGAGTCCGCGACGAACGACGCGTCGTAGATGCCGACACTGGTCGTGGTCACGGTTGGCGCTGGGCTGACGAGGGTGCCATCCGGTTTGGTCACAGCGACCGCGACGGTAGCGGCGGTCAGCGTGCCGTCCGGGGTGCGTACCTCGAACCGGATCGCGATCCGGTCGCCTACGTCTCTCACAGCCGCCCCCTCCGTGTGGTCGTGACGATCCGCCCGGCTGGGGTCGCCGACTCCTCGCGCGGCGGGGTACGCGAGGTGTACCGCGGGCCTGACGGCAGCGGATCGACCACCACCAACCCGCGGAGTCGGACCGCGATGAACGGCCCGCAGCTCGCCATGTTGTACGTGTAGGTGAACGTTGGGGTACCGGTTGACCCGGTCAGCACCACGGCGTCCCAGCTCGCCACCGAACAGTCCCCGCCGGTGCCGGAGAGCGAGTTGTTGCGGTGCGCGACCGCGCCGAACGTCGCGCCGGACTGCGTCAGGGTCGGGCTCGACTTGGTCCCGGCGTTGTCGGTGTCGCCGGCCTGCGCGACCACCACCAGGTCCCCTGGCAGCAGAGTCGATGACCACGCGCCGAACGTCACGATCGGGTTGGCGTCGTGTGTGTCGTCCGAGCCGGACACGTAGATGCTGGTGTCCCAACTGCCCGCGTCCGTTGAGTAGGCGCTCATGGCGCCAGCCATCGTGTTCGACGACCCGGCCCCGCGGGCCACCGCAACCACCCCGGTCTCCGACCCGGTCAGGTCCCGCTGCCACACACCGATGCGGGTTGGCCCGATGTCTCCAGCCGAGTAGTCCCCGGTCCCGCCCGCGGCCTCAGCGACCAGGGTCCAGCCCGTGACGGCCGCCCACTCGTTCGTCGACGGCTTCATCGAGGCGAAGAGCAACGCCCGCCGGCCAGCCGCCACCCCGAGGTACGTGACGTCGACGGCACCGCTGCCCTGGCTCGTGGCCGGGTTGACGCCGGTTGACGCCTCGTGCGTAATCGTCACCGGCGTCCCCGTTCTCCGTGCGAGGCCCCGCCGGCCGGCACCACCCGATACCAGCCGGCGGGGAGTCTGGTCAGCGCCTGGTGCGCTTCGCGGGTCCGGTCTGCGTGGTCAGCGCGGTGCGCGCCTCCTCGTCATCCGGCGGCGTGGCCGTCTCCACATCCGCGTCCTTGTCTGCGGCCGGCACAGCCATACCCGCGGCGCAGTACTGCCGGGCCTCGTCGTCCGGCAGATCCATCACCGTGCCGCGCGGCGGCCACGGCACACCGCAGCGGGTCCCCGACATGTCGACGGTCATCTTGATGCGCATCAGGTCTCCTCACATCAGCGACCGGTAGGCCGCTTCCCACATCGGCCAGCCGCGCTGGATCGTCCATTCGGCGGCGCGCGCCTTCGCGGCCCGGCCCATCTCTTCACGCATCCCCGTGTCGTTGCACAGCTCGTACAGCCGTTTGCCCCACTCGTGATCGCTGCGGACCAGCCAGCCGGTGACCCCGTCGACGACGAACGGCCGGTAAGGCTCGGAGTCGGATGCGATCACCGGGATGCCCAGCGCGGCGTATTCGAGAGCTTTGATCCAGGACTTCGACCGGTTGAACGGCATGTCCACCAGCGGGGCGATGCCGACGTCGAAGTCGATGGAGCGGTAGTAGTCCCAGACGTCGGCGTGCCATCCGGTGTGCCGGCCGGGGAGTTTCATCGGCTTCAGGAAGCTGGTCCCAATGTTGTGGAAGTCCACTGCGGGATTGCGTTCGAGGAAGCGGCGGAGTTGCGGGGCCACCATGTCGAAGTCCCGCAAATGCGAGTCGCCGCCGGCCCACCCGACCGTGACCCGGTCCCGTCTCGGCCGGTCGATGTCCAACAGTCCGGCGTCGATGTGGTTCGGCAGCACGACCACGTTGTCGTTGTAGCGGCGCATCACCTCAGCCAGCGGCTCCGTGGACACCGTCACCATGTGAGACACGGTCGCCGCGAACTCGACCGCGTCGATGACCTCCGGCGAGTGGGTGAAGTGGGCGGCCACATTCCAGGTGTCGATGGTGAACACGTCGTCGTCGGTCTCGTACACGAGCTTGTGGCGGGCCGCGAGTCGCCGCCAGACCGGCAGGGCGTCCGCTTTGCTGATCCGCTGCCCGACGATGATGCGGTAGTCCTCGCACCGCTCGTCGGAGCCGTGGTTCGTGTCGACGTCGTGGCCGGCCTTCTGTAGCTGGTCGAACGGCTGCCGGATGCGGTAGTACCCGCACGCGTGCCCGTCTTCGAAGCCGAACACGGACAGCGGCCCGGTCACTCCTCATCCACCCGTTCGGCCTGATACCACGGATGGGCGTACTGGTCGTGAACGAGTTCGCCGACGCGGTAGATCACGGTCCGGTTGACGCCGACGATCCGGAACAACCCATCGGCGATGGTGGAGTTGGGGTGGTTCGCCCGTTCGACCTCGGCGAGCAGTTCGGGCGCGATCCGGATGTACTTGTCCGCCCGGTCGATCCGGAGCTTGTAGCCCCCGCTCAGGTCGGTTGGGTCGTCGAACCGGGTGATCACGCAGTCGCCGTCGTAGGCCGTCATCGCGACTCCCTGTGCTGGCAGTCGCACTGCCCCGGGCCGGGGCACTGTCCGTGCTCCCGATTGCCGCACGGCGAACAGACGAAAGCCATCCCCCCGCTCATAGCGACCGGTCCACCGACGGCGGCATTCTCTCTCACCCATTCATGTAGTAGTCGACGGTGATCTGCGGTACCCGCGCCCAGGTGGCTCCTGCGGCAAGCCAGCGTTCGACCACACCCCAGTCTGGGGCGTGTTTGTCCCCGGCCAGCTCGTGCGGCAGCGGCCACATGCCGCACCGTTCAGGCACACCGCGGCGGTGCATGATCAGGGAAGTGTCGATCCCGCCGTATACCGGCGTTTCGGCGCCGACCACGTCGCCGGCCGGATGGCGGCGCATCCGCGAGTAGGCGAAGTCGGCGCCGGTCGACTCGATCGCCTCGATGAGCAGCGCCACGTGCTCCCGGCGCCACGTGTTGTCGTCGTCGAGGTAGGCGACATACTCGCCGGTGGCCAGTTGGAGCCCGCGGTTGCGGGCACATGAGCCGTAGTCGACGTGGGGTCCGACGACGTGCTGGTCAAGCTGGTCGAACACGAGTGGGCGGGTCTTGAGCGGCCGGCGCCACAGGTCCAGCGCGAGGGTCCCGGCGAGGACCCGGTCGGGGCCGTCGGAGACGACAACGTGTTCTATCGCGCCGTAGCTCTGCCCGAACACCGACGGGACGCACCGCTGCATGAGCGGCTCGTGCCGCTGCCAGGTGGGAGTGATGACGGAGACGAGTGTCATCGCACCGCCTCGACGACCCGGCAGGCCGCCCACGGCGCGGCGGCGAGTTTCCCCGCCAGTACCCGGATCACGTTCCCGTCCGTGCGGACGAGGGTGGGCCGGGCGTCGGTGCCGTCATCGGGTAGTACAGCCCTGACCGTGAACAGCGATCCGCAGTAGACGGTCTTCCCGAGGTGCAGGAACCGCCGGGCGCTGTCGAGCATCGCGTCGATGCGGGAGTGAGTCGAGTAGACGAGCCCACGGTCGATGAGACCGGCCAGGTGGTCGGGGATCTTGTTGACGGCGTGGACGGACTGGTCGACGTCGTACAGCATGTGCCGGCGGCCGTGCGGATCGAGCGAGCAATACTCGCCGTCCATGACCACGAACCCTTGCCCGGAGTACCGCTCGGCGAGCTGGACGACGACCGTTTCGCACACCTCATACCGCAGCGGGTCGGGCCAATACCGGCCATAGGTAGCATCCACGACCCAGTCGTACTCGCCGGCGCGTGCACCGGCATCCGTCGTGGCGCCGGGGCAGAGCCGCACACCGGCGGTGGCAAGCTCGCCGCGCAAGACCGGCCGGAGCCGGTCAATGTCGACAAGCCTCTCGTCGACGCTGATGCACGCGTCCACCGCATCGGCGCGCACGAGCGGCGATGCGACGGGTCGCCAAGGTAGGCCAGCATCGTGGACAAACTTCTCGTATACCTCGGCGTCGCTGTCCACGGCGACGAGGTAGTGCTGCCGTGTCCCCTTGACGAGGCAGCCGCCGAATCGCGCCTCGAACTCCGCAGCGCGGGCCGAAAGCTCGGCTGCATGCGGGTCTCGCGGGTAGTGGTAGCCACGGTGCACCCGGCCCTGATTCGCCCGCGATGCACCCATCAGAATGTCGCGCTGCCGCTCGAACAGGGTCACGTCGGCGCCGGTACGCGCCAGCTCCACGGCGGCGGTGCATCCGAACACACCGCCGCCGATAACGGCGACCCTCACCGCAGTTGCGGGTCGGTGTAGACGGCGAGGGTGTCCGTGAGAACACCAGGTCCGCCGAACAGCCGGTCGAGGGCTACGCGGACGCCCGGGCAGGTTGCCTCGTCGTAGTCGTGGCAGGCCAGCACACCACCTGCCTTGAGCAGTTTCACCGCCCAGCGGACATCGTGCTCCACGGCCGCGTCAGTGTGGTCGCCGTCGACGAATATGACGTCGAAGCGCTCGCCGCGGTCGTACAGGTCGGGCAGTGCCTCTTGGCTACGGGCGCAGATCACCTCGACTCGGTCGGCAACCCTGTAGATGCCAAGGTTGGCGTGCATCGTCCCGAAGGAGTGGTGCCCCGTGTGCGGGTCAACCGCAGTGACGTGGCCGCCAGCCAGGGCCATGGCGATAGCCGAGTAGCCGTAGGCGGAGCCGATCTCAAGGACGCTGACGTCCTTCGCCAGCCGCTGGAGCTCGGCGGTCTCGGACTGGGTGATTGACGAACTGATCGCCGGGCCTGAGCCCGGTGCGACGTCACGCCACAGCAGTTGCAAGGTGTACCTCCGCGCGGGCGGTCATCGGGTGGGCTCGCGTTTCATGGGTCACCTCGGGTGGTAGGTGTGGACGGTGAGGTCCGACCCGCGTACGGGTCGGACCTCACCAGGGACTGCTACGCGCCGCCAGCGAAGTGCTTGACCGCACCGGTCTGGTCCACGAGCACGCCGTCACCCCGGATCAGAGCCCGGAAGGTGACGAGGTCTGTGCTGAATGCGAAGTCGTCGCTTCGCTCGAACCGCACCCCGCCCGCCAACCTGACGAAGTACTGCGAGATGTCGCCGAACAGGACAGACTTCGCGCCGCCGGTCGCGATCGCCGGCATGAACGGATCCGACCGGATCGGCTTCCCCATCACAGTGTCCGGGGTGCCGGCCACCAGGCTGGGCTGGAAGATGTACTGCCCGGTCGTGTCCTTGAGCTTGCGGATCACGGCCATGGTCGCGTCCCGCACCAGCCACGAACACGCCGAGCTGGCCCGGTACGGGGAGATCACCGAGTAGAACAGGTCGATCAGGTAGTCGGCGCCGCTCGTGCCGGTCGCGGACTGCGACCCGAACCCGCCGCTTAGACCCGACGCGCCAGACACGCCCAGCGTCGAGTTGTTGAGGATGCCGGTCGGCTTCGTCGAACCGGTGCCGGTGACCAGATCCGCGCCGAGCGCGTTACCGAGCGCCCGACCGGCCTGCATCGCCAGGTAACCCTCCAGGTCCACCCCGGAGTCGTCGACCAGCTCCCGGCTGACCTGGATCAGAACGCCGTACTTGTAGGCGCCCAGGGACGCCTGCCCGAATGCTGGGTCCGACGCGGTGATGGTGCCGGCCTCAGCGGTCAGCAGCGCGGTCGAGTGGCTGGTCGTCTTCGGCACCTGCAGCACCTCACCGGAGGTGGTGTTCAGGACCGTCGCACCGGACTGCAGGATTGCGCTGACCTCGATCAGGTGCGCCATCAGCCGGTTGTAGAAGGATGTCGGGACGACGTTGCCGCCGGCACCGGTGGTCAACTTCGACAGGGTCCGGAAGTCGGCCGGAACGGGCCCGTCCGGGACGACGTCGAACCACCGCTTGGTGCCGGCCTCGCCCTTCAGGAACGAGCGGAGTTCAGCGGCCCGCTGGTCGGGCGCTGGTGCCCCACCGGACTGCGGCTTGCCCGACAGCTTGTTGAACGCCTCCTCCTGATCCTTCGCCCGGGCCTCGGTGTCCATCGCCGACTTGATCCGGGCGTCGAGCTGGTCCAGTTCCGAGTTCAGGGCATCCCACGTGCCCTGCTCCTCCGGAGCGAAGTTGCGGTTCTCTTCAGCCGCGCGGTCAGCGATTTCCTTCGCCTGATTCCAGACGTTGAGGCGCCGGTCGCGCAGCCGGGTGACGATCTCGCTCATTGCGAGTGCCCTTTCGGCTTGAGGTTGATGTTCTGCGCGAGGTGGGGGCGCCCTGCCTCAGGGGTGGTGCGGTGATACGCCACACGGCCGGGAGTGGCGGGGTGCCTGCTCCCGGGGTGCGGGGGTGGTGCGGGTTGTTCGCTTGCAACCGGTGGGTGGTTCCCTGCCGGTCAGGCGAACGGGTCGGACCGGCGGGCGAGTAGCTGCGCCGCGGCGGCCGGGCCGAACAGTCGCGGCTTGGCCTGCACTTTCGGGCCCTTGCCGTCTGTCCGGACGAACAGTTTCCGCAGCTCGTTGGCGTCGGCCATGCTGCGCACCTCTTCGAGAGGCACATGCTTGTGCTCGGCCAAGGAACGCAGCCCGGCGGAGGTGTCCAGGTAGGCCGGACTGTTCACCGGCGCCACGTCAACGAGCTGCACACTGACCAGCGACCGGAGTGGGAAACCCTGGTCGGTGACGGTCCATTCGTCGCCGCCCGTCGGGGTGCGGAACGCGAACGACGACTTACGCACGTCGCCGCGCTGCACCAGCTCGACAATGTCCTGCCTGGCCGCGGGCGGGTCCACGTCGTACACCAGACCCGTCTCGTCGACCGACATCCGAAGCGTCCCACCGCCGGTCGTGCCGAGCAGCATGTTGTCGTCGTGGTTGTACCGGGCGATGACGTCCGGCCAGCCGTCCCCGCGGCTCTTGTTGAACGCGGCGCCGCGGACTTCCTCAACGAATCCGCCCAGGTTTTGGCTGTAGCGGTTGAAGATTGCGGCGTAGCCGCCGATGGCCCGCTTCTCCCCGGTCGCGCGGAGTTCGACCATGACCGACGTGTACCGCCGTTCAATGGCGCTCATGTCTCACCTCTCTGTTCGCCGATGAACGGCAGCAGGGTTACGCATCCGCGCTCCCGAATTCCTCGGTCACCGCGTCGAACTGGCGCAAAAACCGGCGGAGGTCTTTGCCCTCCAGCCGAAGTTGCCGATCCTGGCCGACCGCGTCGTTGATATCCCAGTCCGGGCTGGCGTCCGCAGGCCTGACCGCGACATTCACACCCCAAGCCACGTCGGGATAGTCGGTTCCTCGGACGTCGTCCAGCCCCTCGGTGAAGTCGACCCGGTACACCACGTCGCCCCACCCGGTGCCGTGGATGACGCCGTCCACCGCGACCGTTTCCCAGTCCAGGTCTTCGCCCTGTTGAACCCGTTTCCGGTAGTCGTCGGCGAGCCATTTACCGGTGCCGCCGGCCTCGCCGAGCTGCGCCCGGAGCTTCGCGACACCTGACGCGTCAAGCCGGGCGGTGCCGCCCTTGTCCGCGGCCCGCCAGTCGCGGGTGTGCTCGGCGGGGACGATCCCGAACCGCAGTTCGGGGCCACCCGGGCGGTCTAGCAGCGCCATCACAGCGTTGTTGTCGTTCCAGTCGCCGCCCTTGACCCGGCCACTGGCGACCAGCCGTTCCCCCTGGTCGAGCTTGATGCGGCTGGACAGCTTCAGCTTGTCTGCGGTTGACCGGCCGGGCCCGTCGCCCCACTGCCCGTCGCCGTCACGCGGCTGACTCGGATCCCACCGACGCGCTGCCGGATCGCCGACCGGTAGCGACGGCTGCGGCGCGCGAGCCGCTTTCTGTTGCGTCGTGAGCGGCGGCATGTCCTCCAACGCCCGCATCTCGTCCTCGTCGAGCAGTCCGATTCGCTGCGCGATCTCGTACGACTCGTAGCGGGTTTTCAGATCCGCCCGCGCGGTCGCGTCAGCGTTCAGCTTCACGTGCTGGCCGCGCGGCAGGATCGCGCTGAACGCGTTCTCGATCAGCACCAGCAACGGGCGCAGTGACGAATTCAACCGGGCCTGGAACTGCTCTTCCGTCTTGTACGTCAACGGGTCACCGGTTGAGCCGCCGATCATCTCCGGCGGCAGCCCGTAAATCGATGCGATCTGCGTCGCGGTCATGTTCAGGGTTTCGATGAACTGGGCTTGCTCCGGTGGGACTGTGAGCGGCTTGTAGTCCCAGTCGGACCCGTAGACGATCGGCCGACGGGAGCGGATCGCCGCGGTTAGCCGGTCGGATATCGCGCTGGCCTGCGTCGGCCCGACTTCCTTGGCCGAGTTTTTGAACGTCCCTGGGGGGACGCCGCCGGCGGCGAACCAACTGTTCCCGTACTCCTGGGCCTGCAGCCCGGTCGTCACTGTGACCGCGTACGCCTCGATCGGCGACAGTCCCTGCACCTTCCCCGCGATGACAAACCACGGGATGTGCAGCAGATCCTCGACCGGGATTGGTCGGCCCTGCCAGTACCAGATCGGCGCCCACGGGTTGATGTCGTTGCACGACACGTCCGACGGGTCCAACCACTGGATCACGGTCGGGTAGCCGTACCCGTCCCGCTCCGTGATGTACCCGTACGCATTCCCGCGGAGCATCAGCGACGCGACACAGCGTTTCAGCCACGTCACCAACTGGCCGGAATCGTCCAACAGACGGAACAACTCCGGCAAAGTCTTCATCGGGGCGCGTTCTTCGCGGATCTTCCGGTACGCCTTGATCGGCAGCGTGGAAACGGTGTCGGAGATCAGCCGGACCGCGGAGAACACGGGGCCCATCCGGAGCGCCCGGTCCTGGCTCGTGCTCGCCGACGACAGCGGGTCGCCGACACTCCACGGCACCGACCCGATCGACCGGTCCTCGACCGGACCCATCGAGGCGAGCGCCCGACGTGCCCGACCGACCCAACCCCGCCACACCCCGCCGCCCGGCGGACGTGCGCCGGGCCGGTTCGGGTAGTGGATACCGTCGATCTCGACGGACATCGGCGCGTCCGTGCGGGGGGTCGCGCGGAACCATTTCATCCAGCGGCGCACCCTGACCCCCTCTACCAAACGCTGTCCAACAGGTCGTAGTCGCGGGTCACCAGGTCGACCCACGCGTGATAGCCGTACCGGGCCTCAGTGACGGACTGAACGGGGCCGATGTCGACCTCGGATAACTTCCGGCCCCACGCGATCTGTCCCGCGTCACCGATCGGCCTCGCCTTGACGTTCTTGATCGCCGTGTCCAGCGGCTCTTGGCCGATGTGCCGGTACCGGGGCGGGTTGACGCGGAAGCCGTCGATGAACTGCCCGACCGCGTCAGCGACCTCCGAAGTCCCCAACACGAGCAGATCGCCGCGCTTCGGCTGCTCGGGATCCTCGGGGACACAGATACCGACTGCGGCCAGTTCGGGAATCAACGCCGCAGCGCCGTTCTTCCCGTCGACCACGAAACAGATCGGGTCCAACGCCACCTTCAGTTCGGCGGCGCGAGCGACCATCCAATCGACGCCCTCGCGGTAGTCGACCAACTGCATGTGCTCCAGCTCGTCGGCCCGGGGCCCGTACATTCCGATCGACCCATGATCGCGCATCGGCGTCATATCGAGCGCCAGGGCGAGATGCCCGGACCGTTTCGACTCCGGGTCGAGCATCGCGGCCCACAACTGCGGGTCTAGTACTCCGCCGCCCTCGCCGGCGAACGGGAGCCAGACGCCGAGCCGCTCGTGGGGGAACTTAGACCCGAGCCCGGACGGCCCGCATTCGTCCTCGATCGTTTCCTCGCGGATCCGGATCCCTGCCGCCGGGTTCGTCCCGAACCACAGGGTCCGGTCGGCGTATCGGAGCTTTGTCTCCGGCTTCGTGACGTCCAAGTCGGCGCCCCAATCGAACCACGCCAGACGCGGCGCCCCGGACTCGCCGGCCTGCCGCAGCCCGTACACCCACGCGTCGGGCTCCTCCGGCGGGGTGCCGAAGAACCACAACTGCGGATCCGGGCGGGCGGACAAGGTCGGCTGCAGCGCCGCCATCATCGCCTCGATCAGGTACTGGGCCTCGTCGAGAATGTTCTTGTCCCCGGAGAACCCGCGGCCTGAGGAGCGAGACCGGGCCACGAACCGAAGACGCGATCCGCCGGCGGCGCGGGTCAGTTCGACGCCTTGCTCGCCGTTGGCCTGCCAGTACCGGTTGACCAGCTTGTCCAGGTCTGGACACCCCTGGATCAGGTCCCGGATGCGGAGGAACGCCTCCTGCGCCGTCTTGTACTCGTGCGCCGAGTGGAGGATCAGCTTCTCGCGGGAGCAGAACAACCAGTACAACTCCAGGGCCTCGATGATGCCGCCCTTGCCGTTCTGCCGCGGCACCCAACACCCGACCCGGCTCGCACTCCACCGCTCCTCGGCGGTTTTCCCGAGCCCGTGTTGCAGGACGTAACGCTGCCACTCGTCGAGTTCCAACCCGGTGGCGGCGGCGAGGTCGACCGCGTCCTCGGCCTCGGAGCGGACGTAGGTGGGGTAGCGGCTAACCCGCGGGGTTTGCGAGCCTCTGCGCGCGGCGAGCAGCGAGCTGGTCAAGGATGCTGCCCCCCGTCTCCGGCTTCCCCTCGCTCTTGCCCTGGTTGAGCTTGGCGAGGACCTGCGTCAACGCCACGGCGTACTGCCGGGCCTGGTCCAGGGCCTTGTCCAACGTCACGGTCACCTCAGCACCGTCCTCGGACACCCGGAACCGCATCCACTCGCCGGGGTCGCCGTTGACGATCGCGTCGAGCCGGTCGAGCCGGTCAGCGAGCCGGCATGCTTCCTCGACGAGGACCTTGTCGGCGCCGGTGCGGGTGTCGCCGTCCATCTCCCGCCAGAGCCGCCGGCCGCGGGACGCCAGCCCGTCGTACGGGTCGCCGCCCGTGACGTGCGTGACGGGGTTCGTGACGGTCACGCCGTCCATCCGGGGACAGCGGGCCGGGTCGCATAGCGCATGGTTGCCGGCCTTGTGCGCTCGGGAACGGCGTTGCCGATGAGCGGCCGAATCACCCACTGTGACCGCCCCTAGGATTTTTCGCGGAGAGAGATAAGCAC